AATAAATAGTAATACACCACAAAATTTAAATCTGATCCTTAGACGAGTACGTTAAGAATGGCAAATAATTCAATCAGTCTTGTAAATCTAGACTTTGATACATTAAAATCAACATTAAAAACTTATCTAAAGAATCAATCACAATTTGCTGATTATGATTTTGATGGCTCAAACATGTCAGTATTGCTTGATATTTTGACTTATAATACACACTTAAATGCTTTTTACACAAATATGGCAATATCGGAAATGTTTCTTGATTCTGCACAATTGAGAAATAGTGTTATTAGTAAATCGAAGGAACTGAATTATGTTCCAAGATCTGCAAAATCTTCCAAAGCAACAATAAACATTTCATTCCCACAATCAAATTTGTCAATATTTCAAATACCATTTGGTACTAGATTTACGGGTAAAAGTAGTAATGGTACTTATAGTTTTACTACAAATCAATCCTATATTTTATATCCATCAGCTAATACATTCACTTCAGCAATTGACATATATGATGGCAATTATACTACAGATGTGTTTGTTGTAGATACATCTGTGGAAAATCAGCGGTTTATTATGAGTAATGATAATGTAGATGTTGATAGTCTTACTATTATTGTTACCCAAGATGGTGGACAAACAAACACCCTTTATACACAAGCCACAAACTTATATGGATTAACATCTACATCAAATGTATACTTTATACAAGCTACCGAGGATACTAAATATGAATTGATGTTTGGTGATGGTAATTTCGGATATTACCCACTCAATGGATCTGTAATATATTCTAACTATAGAATTAGTTCGGGTGGTGCTTCTGATGGATCGACTAATTTTACAATTGATGATAATTTAGGGCCAATTAATGGTATTGGCACAATAGCATCATCGATTAGTGTAACTTCAGTTGCTGCAGGTGGTGCCCCAGCAGAAGGTATTGAATCAATTCGTTTTAATGCTCCAAGACATTATCAGACACAAGATAGAGCTGTTACGGCAAATGACTTTAAAAACATTATATTAATGAATTATAGAGATGTCAAGGCTGTAAATGTTTATGGTGGTGAAACCATCACCAATACAGTTGAATATGGTAGGGTATATATTGCAGCAGTTACAAATTCTGGTGCACCTTTATCAACATTTGAAAAACAAGATATTGAAATATTTCTTTCAAATAAATGCACGGTGGGTATAATACCTAAAGTTATTGATCCTGGTTATCTTTATTTACTCATTACATCGTTTGTGAAATACAATTCAAAATCTACCGTTAATTCACCGTCCGATATAAAGAATATTGTGACCAATGCAATTTCAACTTATAATCTGGATTATTTGACAAATTTTGATACGGAATTTAAACTATCAAGACTAGAAGCAGCAATAAATGATTCAGATGCAAGTATTAGCAGTAATCAAACTTATGTTATTTTAAGAAAAGATGTAAATCCACAACTCAATACGGATACATATATTGATGTCAATTTTCAAAATGAAATTTTTCCCGGATCTTTTTCATCATCTGTTTTTATCAGTAATGGAAAAAAATATCAATATACGGATTATAATCCTCTGAATAATACTATGACCACAACACAATCTTTTGGTGGTAATGTTACAGTAACAAATTCATCAAAAAATATATACTTAAAAGATATAACAACCCCGGGTTATGAAACTTATACCGTTACGGGAGCAATTGATTATTTTTATGGTACAATTAGTTTAAACAAAATTGCAATTGGTGGTTTTGTAGATACTTCTTCATTGCAATTTTATGCAACACCAAGTTTGCGAGATATTATTACAAAAAATAATGATTTAATACAAATTGATATCGAAAATTTAGCAATTGAAGTAACTACAAGATAATGTCAAAAATAGAAAAATTTATATCATCCTTTATACCACAACAGTTTCCATCTTTTTATAAAGATGAGGGACCAAATTTTATTGCATTTGTAAAAGCATATTATGAATGGCTTGAATCTTCAGGTCAAACTCTTGATCATTCCAGATCGTTACTTGACTATAATGATATTGATACTACCGAGACACAATTTCTTATTTACTTTAAAAACACCTATTTAAATTCTTTACCAGAGTCAATTCTTGTTGATAAGAGACTTTTGGTAAAACATATACTTGATCTTTATCGTTCAAAGGGTACTCCAAGATCATATGAACTTTTATTTCGCTTATTGTTTAATGAATCAATTGAACTTTATATACCAGGAGATTTCCTATTAAAACCATCGGATGGCGAATGGGTGGTACCAAGATATATTGAGGTATCAGATAGTCCATACCTTGAAAATTTAATTGGTAAACAAATATATAATAGTAGTAAAAATGCTACAGCTGTTGTGGAAACTGTAAACCAAAAAATTATAAACAATCGTTTAATACATGTAATATACATTTCATCAGTCGATGGAAGATTTAAATACGGTGAAAAAATATTATCAGAATCTGTTCCCGAAATAACATTGGATAATGCGCCAAGTATACTTGGTTCTTTAACTGCAGTAGCAATTGAAAATGGTGGTTATGGATTTATTCAAGGTGATATTGTAAATATATATGGGTCCGGTGTTGTAGGTAAAGGTCGAATTGCATCAGTTCGAAATGAAAATGGTAAAGTTAATTTTACTCTAGTAAATGGTGGTAGTGGTTATAGTATTAATGCTATAGTAACTGTAGCTACAACTGTAAATCTCAATATAACTAATCCTATTAGTTCTTTTAATATCGATGATAAAGTGACTAGTTCTAATACAACTGCAAATGGAACTGTAACATTTGCAAATAGTTCTTTTATACAGCTTATTAATTTTAGTACAGGAATAAATTTTTATATTGGTGATACGATTACAAATGGCAGTGGCGCTACTGCAGTTATAAGTAATGTTATTGGTGGTGGTGGTACTGGCGCAACATTTTCTGTCGGTGGTTTAGTAAATAAAGAAATTGTGTATGTTAATACAGATTATATTTCCAATTATTTAAATGCAACTCTAAGTCTTACTTGGGCATTTCCACGCAATGCTGTTGCTAATTTAAGTTCCATTATTGGCGACACATTACAATATAAAACGATGGAAATTGGAACCATCGCATTTTTATCAAGAATTAATCCAGGTACCGGTTATTCAGCAAGTCCATATCTCACCGTCAAAGAACCCGATATTATTGGCCAAGGTATATCAGATGGATTCGGCGGTATTAAAGGTAATAATGCTATTGTTACTACATCAATTTCAAATTCACAGGGTATTGCTACCTCGGTACAAATTATAAATTCTGGTTTTGGTTTTACACCAATTGATACAGTTTACTTGTCAACTCTTTATAATACAGGTGTTGTAATCACTGGTTCTGCCGTTATTGATACCGATGGCGTTGGAGATGGATACTGGAGAAATAATAAAGGCTTTATAAGTGACATTATGATGATACAAGATAGTTATTATTATCAGAATTTATCATATGAAATATTGGTCAACAGAATGCTTAGTGTATATGAAAATTTGATAAGAGATTTAATTCATCCTTCAGGTATAGCTTTATTCGGTAGATTTAGATTAAGAAATGAATTGATTTCAGATCAGTCCACATCAAAATCTTTTTCTTTAACACAGTCATAAATACAACTAAAGGTAAATCGGTTAAAAAATGGCAACACTCACAATTAATCATTATATAAATCAAGCAAATAGTTTCATTACTGATATTAGTAATAAACGTAATGATTATTACATGTTTGTTGGTCGACCACAGCCATGGTCTAATAGTTCCGGCGGTACTGATGAAACTGCAATATTGGCCACAAATAATTCCATCAATCAAATTGATCAAACAATTTATAAAGATATTCTTTATGGAAAACTTTTGGCAAATAATACTTCTGTTAGCAATTTAATCCCACGATATAATTGGACTGCAAACACGGTTTATAGCATATATGATCCATATGATGCAAATCTTTACGATAAACAATTTTATGTTGTAACAGATAGATATGAAATATATAAATGCATTGATAACAACAATGGTGTGGTCTCATATGTAAAACCTTCGCTTACGACATCATCAGGAACATTTAAAACTGGTGATGGGTATGTTTGGAAGTACATGTATACAATTGATTCAGCTTCAAATACAAAATTTACAACCAC